CGTTTATGAAGAAAGAGACAAATCAAAGTACATCAAACTTCTCACAGAATACATTAGAAAGTTTGTTAGAGATAAACTGGAACTCTATGGAACCAAATAAAGAACTGGAACAGGCGATAGAAAGTAAGTTTTTAACACCTTCGAAATTTGCTCTTGAAATTGAAAAAATTGTTGCAGAAGAAAGCATCAATTATATTGATGCAATTGTTCACTATTGTGAAATCAATTGTCTTGAGGTAGAATCAGTAACAAAACTGATTTCAAAACCTCTTAAAGAGAGACTCAAATGGGATGCAACCCGTTTGAATTTTATGAAGAGAACTTCGAAAGCAAAACTGCCTCTATGATCGTGACACCCTTTGAAACTTATCAACATTATTTGTCACTTAAAAATCATTTTACAAATCCAAAATACGACTTCTTTAAGTACGGTGCGAAGACTCGCGCTAGTATGACGTCCTTCAATAAACGCAAGGACAAATACTTTTTTGAAAAGACTTCGAGAAAGTATTCTGATAAAGAAGTGGTAGATTTTCTAGTATCAAACTTTGTATCCGCAGATAACCCACAAAACTTATGGATTGGAGAAATTATCAATTCTGGCGAAAGGACTTACGCAGAGTGGATGCGGCGCCAACAGAGTTTGACTTACTTGTTCAAAGAGCAAAGCAACGAATTTTTCTCGGAGATCAAATTAGACGATGCTCTGAATTGTTCCAAAGGACACCCTCCAGTTCTCAAAAGGTTTCTAAGCGGGAAGTTATCGCTAGAAACTTTAACAATCTACGACAAAATTTTCCATTTTTCAAATGATTTTGATAAGAAACTTTTGGACCCTGTGTGGGAAACCGTAAGTTTAAAAATCAAAAAATACAATCCATTTCTAAATACTGATGTATTCCAATTTAAAAAAATTTTAAGGGACATTATAGATGAGTAACTTTTTTGATTCTGATATTATTCAAGAAGAACTGAGAGAAATCAATAAGTTGCAAGAAGAAATCTACGGAAGTATTTTAACTTTCGGCATGATGGACCGTGAGACTAAACTGGAACACATTGAGAAACTTGAGCTCTTGCTAGAAAAGCAAAGAGTGATGTATACTAGGTTATCTCTTTCGGACGATCCTCAAGCGGTTGAGATGAAAGAGAACCTGAGAAAATCAGTTGCCCTGATGGGATTCCCACCAGAGACTGATATGAGTTTACTTTTCAGTAGTATGAATAAAACCATTGAATCGCTGAAGCAGTACATTGACCGCTGAAGCAATCTCTGCTATACTATCTAAGTAAATCCCCCGAATCCAATTAATCCGAGGTAATCCAAATGTCTTTTGCTGACCTTAAGAAGCAATCTAAACTGGGCTCTCTGACCGCCAAACTGGTCAAAGAGGTGGAAAAAATGAATACTAGTAGCGGTTCTGGTGATGACCGCCTATGGAAACTGGAGTGTGATAAGAGCGGCAATGGTTATGCCGTCATCCGTTTCCTGCCTGCTCCAAACGGTGAAGATCTGCCGTTCGTGAAACTCTACAGTCACGCATTCCAAGGTTCTGGTGGTTGGTATATTGAGAACTCTCTGACCACTCTGGGTCAGAAGGATCCTGTGTCTGAGTACAACTCTGAACTGTGGAACAACGGCACTGATGCTGGTAAGGAACTTGCCCGCAAGCAGAAGCGTAAACTGACTTATATCTCCAACATCTATGTTGTAAAAGATCCTGCCAATCCTGATAACGAAGGTAAGGTGTTCCTGTTCAAGTATGGTAAGAAGATCTTTGACAAACTGACTGCTGCAATGCAACCCGAGTTTGAAGATGAAGAAGCAATCGATCCGTTTGACTTCTGGCAAGGTGCTAACTTCAAACTGAAAGCAAAGAATGTTGCTGGTTATCGTAACTATGATTCCAGTGAGTTTGCTCGTCCTGATCCTCTTCTGGACGATGATGATGCGATGGAAGGGATCTGGAAGAAGCAGTACTCTCTTGCAGAACTCGTTGCTGCCGATCAGTTTAAAACTTACGATGAACTGAAGAAGCGTCTTGACTATGTTCTGGGTAATAAAGGTACTCCTCGTTATCAAGATCCTGATATTGATGATGAAGATAACACTCGTGGTTCTACCCGTGAACTCACCGAAGATCTTCGTTCCGAACTCAACAATCTGAAACCTTCTCGCACGGTTTCCGCAGATGATGATGAAGAAGATGACACTCTTTCATACTTCGCTCGACTTGCTGAAGAATGATTGAATGTGGGGGGAGAAATCCCCCCTTTTTAGTTTGGAGAACTTACTCTAGTGTTCTCTGTTCTAATTAATTTTGAATTAACGTATTGAGAAGATTTATCGTAGAATAATTCTCTTCTGATATCGGTTACAAATTGTTGTAAGTAAGTGGGTTTAAGAATATAAATTAATCTCTTTTCATTATTTTGTAAAACTTCATACTCATAATTTGTAACTCCAGCAACTGGATTGATTGTTAATAATGGAAGATTTGGATCTTGAATTGTAAAATTACTATCAACTATTTTTCCAGCGGGAAGAATTAATCTTCCTTTAGAATCTTTTACTTGTGTTGTTTGATAGTATTTGATATCATTAATACTATCGCCGTATTTGTTTTCTGCAAATCTATAAATGTCTCTATCTGAAAGAGGCCAATCGTTTCTTACATTAACAATTCCAGCACTTAATAAGACAACCCAATCATACTCTGAACTGCCATAAAGTTCTTCTGCAACAGTATCTGGTCTTGCACCTTCTGGAATTTGATATTTGTTGAATAGAGTAAAAACATTCTGCAAATCATCACGTAATTTAACTCTACGAAATAAATTTTTTACGCGAAGATATGACTGAGAACTGTTTCTATCTGCTAATGGTGATTGATATTCTAAATCTGGTAATTCTCTGAAGTAACTCATTAGTATCCTACTCCTGGTACGCTATCTGTATAATCTTCCGCATAAATTGGAGTGAGTTCTTTAAATGCAAGAGTGAGTTGCATATGAACTGGAGTGGCATCAGAATATGTAGCATATTGCCCAGATCCAGTGTAATTAACTGACATTGATGTTAATGCCATTGGTTTGAATCTGTTTAAGAATGGATGTACTTTTCCACCACTCATGTACTGAACATTAAAAACATCTGGAGATTTTACAAAGAATCCTCCACCAGTTTCAGTTGTATTCCCCCTTTTAGCAGACATTGCTTGCTTAAAGATTCTTATAATCTGTTTAACTTCATCAGATTCTTTTTTAAATCTTGGAACTAGATCAAAAGTAAAAGAAAATTCTGGTCTGATAGTAACAGCATTGAAGAGAAGTTCAACGTTTTGGTTAATAATACCACCAGTTGCTCTTGCAATCAAAGAATTAATATTTGTAGATCCTTGTCCAAGAAGTGCATTAACTGCTGCTCCAGCAAATCCAGCAGATAGTGCTTGTTGACCAGATCCATCTGTTGCTGCTGCTTGAATTTTACTTACTAAATTACTACCAGTTTGTAGTAATTGACCCATTCCAGAACCTCTGATTGCTTCATTTGCTGCTCCAGTGAGTGCGCCAGCAGGAGCACTGAATGAATCCTCTCCCCAAGAAACAGAGTTTGTATCACCAAGACCTTGAGGCATTGGAAGAATTATCGTTGCAATAGGATTTTTCTTACTATCAGATAACGATTCTTCAGATGTTCTAAGCGCAAAAGAATTGGCACCACCACTAGTTTCTAAACCTGGTGCTTTATATTGTATAATTTCAATTTTGAGATAATCGTCTCTATCAGTTAGTTTAGTATATGGATATCTCAATGATATTGGATCTTTTTTTGTCAGGTTAACACCTTGCTTAGCAAGTTTATAACCAAGTAATGGATCCTGGGGTAATGCCATCTACGTTTTTTAATTATTTATCCGTATTTTTTGATATGGAATGGTTTGTAAATGCTTTAGTTCAGATTTATACACTAAATGCAATGAACCCAGAACTTCTTCCCAAGTATAATTTCTCTTTTTCCCCCAATGAAAATTCAACCCACTGAATCCCCATTTGTAAATATCAGTTACTGCAACTAATGGAAATTCATCATATCTTACGTTGGGAGTTTTGGGAGAATATATAAATGTATAAATTTTACCAACCTCTGGTAAAATTGTAGTCGTTGATAAAGCTTCAATAATTTCTAACATTAAATCATCAGGTTTTTCAGTCCCATTAATAGAACTTAAGATAGATCTGACTCTACTCATACACCTAAATCATCCTCTGTTAAAACTTTAAATTCCCACATACGATCTTTGCAATATTCTTTTGCAGCCTCCCACTTTGATTGATTCTTTGCGTATTCATATACTTCATTTATATAACTTTTTGTCTGACGCTTTGGTTTAGATGGAGGTACAGTTTGCTTTTTTGGTTTTATTTCAATTAAATATTTTTTAATTTGACCTGTACTTTCTTTTACCTTAATATAAAAATCTGGAAAGTATCTATGAACTCGGTTATCAATTGGGGAACGATAGGGTAAAAACATTTCTTCACTTCCCCACTCCAAAACATTTTCATTCAGGTCACAATATTTCATGAACTTACGTTCCCATAATGATCTGTATATAATGTTTGTTGGATCTCCTTTATATTTTGCTGGATATGATGGTTGGTATTTTCCTTTATATGACATCTAAATACTTATATCA